CAAGCATTCTAACAAGACCTAAGTATTGAAGTTTTTCTTCAAGTTTAACAAGTAATCGCACGTCTTGCACGTTATACTCGACAAATTTTTCCCAATCTTTATCAGCTAAACCTACAAGATCAGTATTGGTAAATTTAACTTTAGTACCAACTTCTTCAATTTCACCTATATAATCTAATTTATAGGATTCACGTTCAGGTGAAAACCTTTTATATATATCAAGGTAATCAAGTAACGATACACCATCAACATACCACCTTATTTGTGGTCTACCAAATTTACCTAAAATATTTCTACTATAAACATTTTTTACAGGTGAAAGTCTACGCATTTCATCTTCACCTAAAATATTTGCACATCTATTAATAATGTATGGTAAATCAAAAAACTCAGAGTTCCAACCACTTAAAATATCAGGATAGTCTGATTCAATATACGTTAAAAAACTGTTTAACAAATCTTTTTCAGTACGGCAATATATGTAGTTGTGGTCTTGGGTTATACCACTATAAGGTTTAATACCCCATGTTACAAACTTTTTAGATAAACTATCATATATAGTAATAACGTTGATAGGGTGATTTGCTTTTGCAATATCAGGAAATCCGTCAGGTGAATATGTTTCAATATCAAGTAATAACATCTTGATAGGAAACTTTGAAAAATCTGGTGTTTCATTAACTTGCCAAAACCTATCAATTAAAAATTGTTGATAGTACGGTAAGTTTTCAAAAACTCTTGTTATATTGTTATCTTTAATAAACTTACTTCTATCATATTGCGATTTAAAATTGAGTTTCTTTAAAGGGGTTTTAAACAAAGAAACTGCAGTACCTTGTCTTTCGGTGGGTACCTCTACATAAAGATATGGGTGAAAAGTATGATCAACAGTAATGCGATTACCATTTTCATCCCATGTATACAAACGCATCATCTCTTCTCTAGGATGATACGTTATACTCCTATAACTCATGATAACTTATGATAAGTTATTTTTGTAAAATCATCAAGTTTTACTTAAAAATTTTCGTTCAATTGACCCGTATGGGTATTTATACATCTCAACAAATTTCATTATATTTCCCTCATTTTCTAAAAAACGGCTTTCTGCAATTTTGCGAGCATTTGTAGCCTGTCTCTTATAATTGCCTTCTTTTAAATTTTCGTCAATTTGATCTATCATTTCATCACCAGTTTTAAATCTTATAGGTGCGTTTTTATATGTTACCATATCTTGACAAGCTACAGGTATACCGTAACATGCACCTTCAAGATATTTTAGATCACTCTTTGACTTATTAAATGTATTATCAGCTAATGGAGCTACCATCATTTGTACGTTGAGTTTATCAATAAAATACGGGTAATCCATTAATTTACACCAAGGGTGAAATTCAATTTCACCTGACTTAATATACGGTATTAAAGTTTGTGATGCAGCACCGATAAATATCCACTTAAATTTTTTCCTTGTTTTAATAATTGCTTCATTAACATGGTAAAAATCATCATGCTGCTTTACTCTATTATCAACGTCAAAATGTGCAGCTGAACCATTATATAAAATACGTGGCTTGTTTTTATTATCGTTTAGATTCTTTAACAACTTTTCTTTGTTATAAAAATTACCCATCCAAAATCTAGGTACATAGTTAGGTATTACAGTAACGTTTTGATTAGCTATTTTAGATTTATAATAATCTTTCATGAAATCACATGTTACTGTAATTTCGTCGCATAGATTCATTATTTCTTCACAACTTATTCTAACATCATCTGAAGCGAACGCTACTTTAAATCTATTATAATCAGGAATATCTTCTCTAAATGTTATATCATCAATTTCATATACGATTTTGAATTTATTTCTCTTTTGTATATCTTTTAAAAATTTAATAAACTCTAACTGTTGCGGTGAAGCTTGACGTTGTATACGGATTGTAGTCATTTGACTATAAAATCGTTCATCACGTAACATAAAAATACCATTAAAAGATAATAAATCACCTCTGAGATTCATTATCATTTCAGGCCAAATTAATCTCCAACAACCACAACCACCGTGATCAGCTAAAAAATTAAAAACTTTAACAGTGTCTTGAACAGATTGTTGAATAGGTATTAAACGCTCACTGTGAGGTATAACACCAGGCGTGGGTTGCTGCTGTGCAAATACAGGTTTAAAAGGTGCAGCAAATGGTGATGTACCCGGGAGCGATGTAAACATAATTAAACTTAACGTATTATTCTATATATTCCACACGGGTGGTAATACCATTTCTTTTTTCAAGACATATGATTTCACCGGTAGCAAATTTTGCACTTTCTTTACGATGGCTAATAACCATCACGCATTCATTATTTTGTTCAACCCGCTCCTTTAGAATATTTAAAACAAGTTCTATACCTCGTTCATCAACACTGCTATCAAGCAATTCATCGTATATACTAATATTAATTGAGACACCACCCTGGAGTCTACGCACATCCATAAACGTAAAAAGACATGCTAAATCAATTGCTTTACGTTCAGCACCTGAAAAATTAAAATATGAACACGATTTACCCTTTTCATTAGTAAATTTTTCGTCAAAATACTCATCAAAAACACAGGTGCAATTGCTATCCATTTTTTTAAGATAATATGCAATTCTACCATTAAACAATTCGAGCACTTTTTTAATTATAAACGATTTTACACCTTCTTCTGAAACAATATATTTTACAGCATCAAGCATACTCAACGTTGCTTTTAAGTTATCCAACTTAGTCTTTGCTGTATTGAGTTTATCTGTTGTTGTGTTGATAACTTCATCAAAGTCTGTAGAAGTACTATTATACGTTATAAGCTCATTCTCAATATTTTTATTCCAATCCTCTAAGCTTTTAATAGCCGTAGAAAGTGATTTTTTTGATTCTAATTGTTTTGAAATTGTAGTAATTTCATTACTAATTTTTTCTATTTCTTTTTTAACTTTTTCTTTTTGTGTTTTGTAAACTTGTAGTTTATCGGTATTAGTTTTACAAGATTGACCTATAGATATTATTTTATCTTTTAACGTATCTTTTTCTTTATTGATGTGTGCTCTATCGGTTACATCTATTGGTCTTAAGCATACATCACATAAATCATTCTTTGTACCAATTAAGTTGTATTTGTTTGTAAGTGTGGTTACTTCAGTTTTTGATGTAGTTATAGATATAGTAAGCTGATTAATTTTATTATCTAATTCATCAATAGCTTTATTTAAAACTTTTATTCTATCTTGCCTACCTTCTATATCAACATCATCATTTGATGTTTTATCTGCATTTTTTAGTTTTTGTATTTTTTCGTTATTTTCCTTAAGTGTCTTTTCTTTTTCTTTCTTTTTAGAAAGACGCTCATTTAAAATACCTTGTCTTTGATTGGTGTAATTTGTTACTGCAGTTTTAATTTCATTATACTTTGCAGAATCTATATCACATTCTTTTTTATTGGAATTATAATTATCTCTAACTTTAGAAAGCATTTCACTAAAAACTTCTAACGAAAAAATACCTTCAATAAATTTTCTCTTCTCAACCATTTTCTTTGCCATAAATGGTGTTGAAGAATTTGCACTCATTATAATACAATTTTGGAAAACCTCCTCATTACACGATATTAAATCTGTAATAAGATTGTTAGTCCCTGCCATGGTGTGCATGGTAATATTTTCACCATCACGATATAAAAATAATTCAGAGGGGTTAATTCTACGTATAACTGTATATGTGTTACGTACCGATTTATCATCAATAGTGAAATTAAGCTCAACTTCACATGTGTCATTGGTTATATTATTAACCACTAAATCTTTTTTAAGATCCCTCACTGTATTACCAAATACAGCAAAGTTAATAGCATCTAATATAGTGGTTTTACCGACTGCATTGCGTCTATCCTCTTTATCTTTATTGTAACCTGTAATAATGTGTAAACCTTTGTTGAATTCAACACTAACAGGTTCAGTACCTATAGAAAGAAAGTTTTTAATCGATATACGATTAAAGTAAATGTGTTTCATTTTGTAAATTATACCGTATTATTTTTAGCAAATCTAGTAAAAAGTTTTTGATATACCTGTGATGCTTCAGTCATTGTTAACAGAGGTAAATCAACAGGGGTGTAATTATACTTGAGTTTGAACAGTTTAAGCCCTCTTAACATTATATCTTCTTCAAACGGGGTGGTTGTAGGTTGCTCAATTACATTGAACTTATTAATGTTAGGTGATGTAAAGTAACTCACAGGTGTACTTAAACCCTTATTATATAACCTATAATAATAGTCTAATGCTTCGAATGAATCCTGATATTTTTCGTCAAAATAACCTATTTCCTTTATACACTTCAAATTTAAATATACAAAATGTTTCGAAAAACGATCTGTTACTTTTACCGAACAATCTTTATAATCTAAAATAACTCGTTCGGCATCTACATTGAATAAAATGTGTATACCGGTATTTTCAAAGCATTTTACATACTCATTTACAAAATTTGTATCTAATAATTCAACATTATCACGTATAATAAAAATATGCTCGCAATTATTTTTACTAAGTTCTCTTAAACCATCATTTACACAAGCTGAAAAATACTTTTTATCAGCTCTATAAATTTTTGTATCGCATTTAAAGTTATTAGTGTTTAAATCATTAGTTACAACGGTATATGAATTATTTACCGTTGAAAGTAGATCTACTAATTTAGTGCAATTTTGTTTATTACTATCGTGATAAATTAAAAAACCGGTTTTATTCATTTTAAACATTCCTTATATAAATTATTAACATATTTACGCACTTCAGGTTTATTATCTATCTCCATTAAATTAATAAACTCATCAATCATTGTAGGTATATCTATACTTTGAAGATGAGTATCCTGGTTTGCGTTAATATCAATTTTATCAATATCTAGTTTATAATCTACACTAAACCCTAATGGTTTAAGTTGTGATAATTTAGTAGATATTTTATTAATGTTATCAGGTGGTAATTTTTTATCTACACATAAACGTACAATATTGTTTGTAACAATGTTTTGTATTGTCTTGTCTATATTGTCACCTTGTATCTCACTTAATTTAACAAGATAATGTCTAGGTGAAACAGTATTCTCTATTGTTTCATATGAATTATCCACAAAATTGTAAATATAAACATATTTCTTTCTTTCCGCATCACCAAAATCCATTTGAAATGTATTGCCTACATAGATAATTTTACCATTATCAAATACACGCTCCTGATTTAAATGGAAATGACCAGTAAATGTTATTCTTGCATTGTTAAGTAATTGATTATAGTCTTCACCATGGTCGCATATTTTGAAATTATTAATTTGGAAATTAGCTAATTCAAAATGACCAAATACTATATCACTTTCAGGTATATTTGTTACAGAACAACCCCAAGGTGCAAACGATACTCTTCTACCGTGTATTGTTGCTGAATATAACTCATCTAAAACAGTTACATTCGATTTACCTTTAAATACAGATAACGAATTTATTGATGCGTCATGCTTTAAGTAACAGTCATGATTACCTGGTATCATGACTATATTAAACCCATCTAATATGCTTAATATTTTTGATGACACGTCTAATGTAGATACATTAATTTCATCACGATGATGAAACCAATCTCCGCAAAACATAATATCTTCTATACTATTTTGATTTAATATATCTTTCAACCACGTAGCATAATTTATAGCAATTGTATGCCAGGATGGATTATTTTGATGAGCTCCAAGATGTAAATCAGAAATTATAGCAATCCGTTTATTTTTAAAAATCATATTGTAAATTTATAATGATATTTTAAATACTATTATGGTTAATTCCAACATAAGAATCGTCACTAGTGTATATCATTCTCACAGGGAAAGTGAATTGGGTGGTAGAAGTTGGCCTGAAGAATATTATAAGTGGACTTTATTTAACATATTTAACATGGGGTTACCGGTTACAATTTTTTGCAATACAGATAACAACACTGTTGTAAAAATAAACAACATAATTTCTGAGTTTAAAACAAACCTAAACGATAAATTAGATGCTGAAATAATACAGCACGAATTGAGATCACACCCATATTTGGATTTAATTATAAGCAATAGAGTAAAATCGTTAGAAAAAATAAACAGCGATAAAGTTAACAATCCAAACGGGTTTTATTGGACTCGTAATGAAACAATTTGTCATTCGAAGGTTATATTTTTAAAGAAGGTCTTTGATAAGTACCCTGATCTTGGTAGTGTAATTTGGTTAGATGCAGGTATAACTCATTGGGGTCTAAATCCTAGATGTTACGGTGGTATGGAAATTAACGGTGGTAGCCACAATTATACTCAATTTTATCCACATAGTACTTCAACAATGTTCAAACCATCAATTGGTGAAGGCTTTAAGAAATTGTTATCAACTAATGATATATTTTTAGTTGGTCATAAAAATAATTGGTATGATAGCAATTTACAATGGGTACAAGCAATTTACGTGTTTAAAAATAATTTAAAAGATTATATTGATCCAAATTGTGAATGGAGTTTAGGTGAAAACAATAAAGTTTATAAATTATCCCCGGTTTATACACCGGGTGTGAGTACATATTCAAGACAACCAACTGATAAAGGTAAGCATGACCCTATAGGTATTTTCACCAAACAGATTATAGGTGGTATTATTGGTGTAACTCGCTCTAAAATAGATCATTTGAATCATTTTTATTATGATCATTTAAACTTTTTATTGAACTACGAATATAATACATTATTCACTGAAGAGCCAATTTTATCATTATATTACTCATTATTTAGACCTAAATTTTTAGAATTTTCAGATTGGTCACATAATGTACCCCATAATCCACCAAACCCTTGCACCACCGATGGTACATTTACAAAAAGTTTTTATACAGTTTGGAACGATATAAGTGAATACAACAGTTAACGGTGTCTCCACTTTTCTTCCACCAAAATATTATCAATTATAGTTTTATTGCTATCATTCATATTCTGACTTAATTTATTAAGAACTTGATCGAGTTCATATTTTACAGACGGGTTGTCTTTTTGCTTTTGTTTTAAAGTTTCAATTGTATCTATAATTTTAATAAGTGTTTGTTTGTAGCTTTGCGTTACTGCGCTTGATGTATATTTAGCCATTTCAAATGCTTTAGGTGTCAAGCCTTTTATAACACCTAAAACCACTGAACCGATAAGGTCAAAAATTGAAAATATAGTTGCTGCTATAGGATTTACAGTTGATAAAATTCTCAATATAATAAAGAGTACACTAAAAATTATTAAAAATGTAAATGTACTTATAAAAAATCTTTTTAAACCCCAAAACACAGCATTTAAACCAAAAAACCCACTCATTGAATCAAATGCAGCTTGATTTTCATCTGCTGTTTTTGCCGACTGTTTTGCAACATCAGTAAGATTTCTTATTTGATCAGCATGTTGTTTTTGTAGACCAGTTTTTTCTCTTTGTAATTCGACAATTTGACTATCACGCTGAACTAATAATTGTTCACCTTTTTTGCGTTCATTTGCAATTGTTGAATTCAACAAATCAACAATTTTGTTAATTTTTTGCAATTCATCTAAATTAGGTGTACCAACAATATTAATTACCCGTTCGTTTAATTGTTGGGCAGTGGTTACTTGTATTGGTGGGTTGGTTATTTGATTTAAACTACGTTGTGTACCTGCAATTAATATAGCTGTTTGATTTTTTTGATCTGTGGTATTATCTACCAACTCACTAAAAATTTTAGCTACTTTTTTATCTTCTTTGTCAATTGCTTTTTGATTGGTGGTGACTTGCTTTGAAGGTCTAACTGTAGAACAACCTGCTAGTATAAACAATAAAATAATTACACCCCAACGCATGTAATTATTTATACAGAAGCATTGTAGTTATCTTGTGTATCTTCATGCACTATATTAACATATACACAACCATTTGTTATATCTTTATCACCCATTATATCTTCATAAACTTTATGTTTATAATCTGTAACAATTTCCTGATGTTTTTTCTCCTTTTTTATACGGTTAATAAATGCATGAAAAGCAATTGTTGTAAAATATGAAAAAGGATTATAACTATTACCTTCACTATCTCTTGCATCTAACTCAAATTTCTTATTCTTTAATGCTTGGAACATCTTAACTATTGCATCACCTATCATTTCATCTTTATATGAATAATTGATAAAATTAGGTGCATAGCTCAACCCATGTGCAATTTTTGATAATGAATCACAAAGTTTTTCTGTACATTCACCAGTTTTGTAGTACGCTTTGATCTCTTCTTCAAATTCCTTACTATTAACATAATGAGGACGATCCTTAGGTTTAATTTTTTTACCGTTTTGAAGTTTTTTACTTAGCATATAATTGTTTAAAACCTTGAAATTTTATTTCTTCGAAAAATTGAATGGCTTTTTGAACGCGCTGTTCAAGTGGTCCTCTTAAACTGAGAATTCTAACATTATTATTATTTAAAAATTTATTATTACACTTTAAATAATTAATAAATTCTACAGAAATGTCTGTTCTAAACGTGTTATCTGTAGATCTAATACCATCATCCACCAAATCAATATTTTCAATATCACAGTGAAATATTACTGAATAGTATGGCACCAACTTTCTAACCAGGTAACCTGAATATCTTAATAATTCTTCAGGGAGAGTTTGTTGTTTTGCAAAAAAATTAGTGTAAACATATGCATCAATTATTGTCCTATCAGTAACAAGAATTCTTTTTAACTTTGTATTATACGCATGATTTAATAACGGTTTAATATGATGGTTCAGCGTCATACATTGAACTAACTCAAGTTCTTTACTTGTAATATCAGTTAAATCTTTAGGTAAAACTTGTTCAGGTTGAAATACAACATCAAAATTACAGTTGGTAAGATAACTACACAATTGTGTTGCAATTGTAGTTTTACCAGCGCACTGCGGTCCTGTAAATCCTATGATCATATTTTTTCCTGAAAATTGTGTGTCTTAACTAATATACGCTCGTTTTTATATAATTCAAGTCTACGATCTGAATGGTCACCACCATATTTAAGCTGATCTGCTATATCAACTAACACTAATTTATTTTTATTTTCATGTAACCGTAAACCCCTACCGATACTTTGCAGTATTTTAACTTTCGCTTTACCACCGCTTGCAAATATAATGTAGTGTATGTTATTAATACTAATACCGGTACTAAATATTTTACTTATTGCTATACAAATGATATTATCTTGCTGCTCCATCATTTGTTTAACTTTATCTCGTTCACTTACTTCAACTTCACCTTGTATAAAAAACACCTGTTTAGATGGGCACATTTCCTTAAGTGTGGAAAATATTGTTTCGCCATGTTTAATTAAATCTACAAGTATAAGAGTATTATTTTTAATACCGTTACAAAACTTACCAATAAGCTGATTTCTAAATATATTACCGGTAATAAATTCTTGTTCAGCTCTATACCACACTCCCGGGTCTACCAAATCCATAGAACCATAATTTGGTAATATATTATATGAAATATTAAAAATTAATGCTTCAGCAGTAGTTATATACTTATCATCTCGTAATTCGTAACTACGTTTTTCATACAACACCGAGCCAATTTTACCTATTATGTTATATTGATCAGGTAATTCTTCAGGCAATGTACCTGTAAATCCAAACTTGTGGACTGTTTTAACTGATTTTATTAATTTGTTAATCTTATTATCTTTACGTAATTTATGCACCTCATCTATAATAAGAGTATCGACATATTTTATCCATTCAGTATCGGTATTTTTACTTTGTAAAATACCTAAATTAGCAATAATTACGTTTGAACCTAAATTTAACTCATTGTTACCAGTCCATTTTGAAAACGTAAAGTTTACACCATACTTCACAAAATCATCGTACGTTTGATTTACAAGACCTAAATCTGGAACAACTACAAGTACCTTCCATATATCTTTTTTATCTATAAGCTGATATAGATTTTCAAGCAGTGTAGCAAATGTTAAAGTTTTGCCACCTGCGGTAGCCAATAACACAACTCCTCTACCATGTTGAAGACAAGAATTAACAATATCTTTCTGATAATCACGCAACTTTAAAGTCAATTCAGTTGAAAGATTATCTATAAATTTGGGGTTTAACCTAGTTTCAAGTTCTTGAGAAACACTAATTGATACACCATTAAACTCTTTTTCAATATAATCTTTTATTGTATGTGTTAAACCTTCATCAAACCTACATGTAGGTGTAATTAAATAGGTTCTCTCAGGTATAAATCTACCTATTCTACGAGCAAATTTAGCACCAGGGTTTTCGTACGAAAAATATTCTCTTACCCGTGCTACAACATCATCATCACCGGTAATTACTGCACGTTTATTCCCTTGATCGTAGCTAAACTCAATCATGTAGTTTCAATTGTAATTATTTTTACTATGTTTGATATATCGAAGGTCATACTTGACAAAGTCTTTTCAGTCTTTTCAAGAAATTCGATAATAAGTTTAGTATATGTTATTTGTGTATCAATTTCAAATAGTGCGCTATGTTTTAATGCATTTTTTTCTATAATAGGTTTAGGTAACGGTGCTGGTGATTGGTATTCTATTTGATTTACTATTTCTGTAAGTTTGAGAGATCTTTTTAAATTTAGCTCATTAAGATCAATTTTATGTCTCACCAACCTTCCCGACCATTTATGTTTTATACCAGGTAATGCCAATTGAACTTCTTTGAGATTAAACTGATCTATCTTAACATCCGCATCTAATTCGGTAATATATTTTTCGAGCAGCTCTTTTCCAGATATCATAGAGATAGTTTTAATCTTTTCTTCTATAAATATTATAAAGGACAATTAATTGGGAAATCAACTGTAAAATTATGAACTTTTCACAATATTATTATCTGCAAACAGAAAGTAAACATTACCCATTATTAGATATTAAAGGCGAAGTAATAATTGACTCACGTGGAAATCCAATATTTAACATGTCGGATTACGAATTTGAAAAAATACGAAGAGAAATTAATGGTTTACAACCATTACCACCACCGCGACCTGAATGGAGCCAAATTATTAGAGTAAAACCATTAGATAAAAAAATTAAATCATGGTTAGATAAATCAATACCACCAGAAAACTTGAAAAATGAAACAAATCAAAGTGCTGTTATACAAGGTAACAATTTTGGTGATTTTCCAATGACTACATTTCAATCAGCACCAGAACTTTTACCAATACCTGGATCTAACACAGCAAATAAAATAGCAAAACGTAAAAAACAATATATTAAACCTGGTAATAGAAAAGTAGTTCCCAAATACAATGTTGGGAGAGTAAATATGAATATGACTATGTTACCATACCAAACAAATAGTAGTTCATTATGAAAACATTTGATCAGTTATACACTAAAATAATGGAAGATAATGTAGCTGGTGGTACAGGATCTGTATTTTCCAATGGTAATGTTAACATTGGTTCAGGTGGTAATGAATTATATACCGGTGATACATATGCACCAGGTGATTATAGAATACCTAAAGTGTTAGGTGCAAAACAAATAAAGAAAAAAAGTAAGAAAAAAGGTAAGAGAAAAACAATTATACCAATACAGCGTAGAACATTTACATATTTCTAATAAGTGAGTACATGGATTTAGGTCATTGGGAAATTTGTTGTTTTAATCCTGATAATCAATTTATTAGTACGCAGTATGGTTTTATCTATTTAATTACCAATACAGTTACTAATAAAATGTATATTGGTAAAAAACAGATGAAGACTATTAAAAAAAGACCACCGCTTAAAGGTAGAAAAAATAAAAGATGTGAAGAAATAGAAACTGATTGGAAAAACTACACCAGTTCAAGTAACGAGGTTAACGGTGATATACAAAAATACGGTAAAGATAAGTTCAAGTTTCAAATTATAATGTTTTGTACAAGTAAATGGGAACTAGCGTATCATGAAGCTAGACTGCAATTTGAGCATAAAGTGTTATTGAGAGAAGATTTTTATAATGGAATTATTAATCTACGTATTCCTAAGTTGAAAAAAACATTAAATACATGAATAATATGGTATGGATAATTTATCCCAGGTTTTAGATTTAGATGACCATGGTATTTGTTTAATCTGTGTAAATCAAGTTATAAGAGATATTAGTATTATTACGATTAATGATTTAAATTCGTATAATATTGATATAAATTTATCAAAACACGTCGTTAAGAAGTTTGTTCATTCAAGACTAGTACATCAACTATGCGAAAAAACTATAAAGTATAATACTAAAAATAAGGTAGTGTTATACTATAACTGTGAAGATAATGAATATGGATGGTTTGACTGTTTTTTTGATAAAAATGTAATGGTAAAGTTTTTTAAAAGTGCAATGGTAACATATACAAAAATGTTACCGTTATGTATATTTACCGGTAAATTACCATTATTATACATTGAGAGTGAATTGAAACATAATAACGATGAAATAAAAATATTAGTTAATAAAATTCAACTATTGGCTAAAAACAAACAATCTAAATACGGTTGGTTTAAAAAAGCAAAACAATTTGCTGAAAAATACGAACTCAATTTTTTATCTAAAGACTATTTTACAACAGTAAAAAGTAAACAGATATTGTATAAATAATAGTATGAAGTTCCAACAAACGCTTCAACAAAGATATAAGAAGCATTTAAACACCCCGGTTATATCGGAAAATCTTGATCAAGAAGAGATTGATAGGTTGATTAATATTGCTAAAGAAGTTAGAGAAATTATGGATAGCACAAACTATAAAGTAGATGTGCTTAGATTTCTTTTTGACCATATAATGGAAGAAACTGAAAGATGTGGTAAATGTGTAAGTGTTGAATATGAAGAGGATGAGGAATTTTCTTTAACACCAAATGAAGTGAATGCAATAAACACTGCTTATACAATGGCTCAAGGTAAAGCAAAAGGTGGGATGCTAAATACTCTCACAGGTGGTTTAATGGGTAACCCAGTCAAAAAAATACAAAAAGCATACGGTGATGTATTAAATGCTTTATCAACAAGATTAACTGCAGCTGCAGCAAAAATGAAAAAGGGAGGCGTATAATATGAGATTTAAATCAATTATTGGTGTAGAGGGTAAAAAAATTGAAAAAATTGTTACACCTATCCACGAGACAAAATTTAAAAAACTCATTAATAGTTATAAGTTAGATGAACAAACTGCTGACGACCCTAACGCTGCAGTAGCGCAAGATGCTGCATTAGACCCCACAGCAGCCCAAACAGCTCAAGCACAACAACAACCGCAACCAGAAGCTACCCCACCTGAGCAAGAAGAAACAGAAAAATTAACATCTGAAGGTGAGGTTGAATTAATTCGTTTACTAAGAAAAGCACTTACATTAGATATTGATCCAAATAAAATGCCAATCGAAGTATTAAATGCAGATATCAATAAAAATAACGCACGGGAAATTTTCGATAAATTAAAGGCATTTATGTCGACATATACAGAGTAAGATTGAAAAATTGTATCAACCATGTATATAAATTATATGTGGTTTGATTTTTACAATAAAACAATTTTCCAGCACTTATTTAAAACGGGTGGTCATTCCATTTACGCTGCATTTAGCGAATATAGACAGGTTGATCAGCGTATGTTAATAAACTGGTGTGCTGATAAATTATATAGAGCACCTTACAATATACTACCAATGGATGTTGGTAATAGTCATATTACTTTTGATCAGTTTAATGTAATATACCCTAAAATAAATTTTAATGAATATTATAAATTTGCTTTTGTAAGAAACACATACGACGGGTTAGTTGCAGGTTACAAGTATAGTATGCAACATAGTTACTATTCTAATTTACCTGAAGGTATTAGAGAAAAATCTGCTCGCGCTTATACATTTAAACAACATGTTATGGGTGCTTGGGGTTACGATCATACACAATGGGATTTTTTGACATATAAAGGTGAATTTATAATGGATTTTGTTGGTAGATTTGAAAATTTACAAGAAGATTTTAATAAAGTGTGTATTAATGTGGGGTTACCTGTTTCGACGTTACCTAAGCTTAATGTATCAGATAGTCATTCATATATATTACCGGAAATAACAGAAAAAGCCAAAGAGCACTATTCGTTATGGTATACAGATGAACTAATAGATTTTGTCACCAAAAAAGCAAAAACTGAAATAGATTATTTTAATTTTAAATTCGAAGACAAACGATAATATTAAGTTGTTCTACTATCGTAATAATCAGAAATATCTTGCACTGATTGTGCACTAACTGCTAATTTTTCTTGGACCCAAGGTGGTACATCATCAAGTTTTTTGAAATCTTCAGCTATACTACGTATATTTTTTGCTAACGATAAAAGATTTGACTTCACCATATCTTTGCGTCTATCATCATAGTTATCATCTTTTACAGCAAAACCCGATGGTACATTAATTAACACTTGTTCATTATTACTTGGACCTACAGGTGACTCTGCAGCTGGACCTAAATTAGCTACATTTTCATAAAGTCTAAAAATTTGATGATTATCTGATGTCATGCATTTATTTAATATAAATATATGTATGAATTTCGATATGCTATTAAAGTTTATAGGCGGTAGTGATATAGCACATTCAATTTTAGAAAAACGTGGACCATCATTATCGGTAAAACGTGGAGAAAAATTGCCTGTAAGCAAAGGTGCAGGTTTAACGGCAAAAGGTAGAGCTAAGTATAATAGAGCGACTGGTAGTAAACTTAAAGCACCGGTTACAGGTAAAGTTAAAAAAGGATCTAAAGCCTCTAAAAGAAGAAAGAGTTTTTGTGCAAGATCAAGTGCGTGGATTCCAGCTGGTGGGTGTGCAGGTAAAAAAACAAGAGGTTGTGCAGCCCGTAGGAGATGGAAATGCTAATTTACAATGAATACAATAAATACATTTGAACAAGTATATGAATATAGATTATACAACATTAGAACAAACTAATTTTGATAGGTTGGTAAATAAAATTTTACAAGAAAAGAAAGATAGATGTTACCATAGAGCTGTTCAAGCATATGGAACCAAAACATCTGCTTATAGATCTGCAGCTATGGTAAAGTGTAGAAAAGGTAAAATTTGGAAAAAGAAAAAATAATATGGAAACATTTAAAAGTTATTGCGAAGCATCGGATAATTTACATCAATGGTTTAAAAGAAAAGCAAGAGACCCTAAAACGGGTAAAACTTACCATGGCTGGGTAA